AGCGTTTTTTGGAGACCTGCGAGGCGCTCGACGTCGATCTCGGCTTGGTCTTCCGAAAGCTCATAAATTTCCTTTTTTATTAATGCTATTTTTCTTTCAAGATCCGCTTGCTCTTGTGTTAGTTGGCCGGACTTTACTTGGGCTTCAAGTTCTTTTAGTGAGAAATCTAAACTTTTTTTCTTTTCTAAGTTTAAAAGCTTTTGATGTTCAAGGGAGATCATTTCTCCTTTTAGAACTTTTTTATTTATCTCAGCTAATTCCTTTTGAGTTTCAAGATCTTGATTACCATTGTCATTCGCCATTACAAAATTACCTTAAAACCCAAATTACTTAATGGGCCACTTCATTCCAGTTTCACGCTCAAAGTTCCTGACAGCTGTGTTCAACTTTGACTTTGAAGCGTAAGTGCGAGGGTTGTTCAAACCGTATTTTTCAACAGCTTTCATATATCTTTTTTCACCACCGATGGCCCTTGTAAAAGAGTCGACTTGAGATCTTGTTCCGGTAATGTGGGAAACATCAAAAATTCTTGAATAATCTTTAAATCCAAGCATCTTTAAAATTGTTGATTTTAACTTAGCCCCTTGACGAGCAGCATAATATTCTTGAACCAAATCACCTGAATTTAAATTCAATGTGTTCTCTTCATTAATTTCTTTTCGTTCAGACATAATTTTCCTCCTAACACAGTAAATAGTTTATAAAAGAAAACCCGCCATAAAGCGGGTTTTGTTATTTGTTGTTTTTCCTTGCTTTCTCCGTTGCTTCTTTTTCATCTTCCTTTTGTTTAATCAATCTTTGAATAAACCATTTTCTAAGGCCGACTGGGATTGAGTAAGATTCGTACAAGGAAAATCCGCCATGGTATTTTAGGGCAAACAACTCTTCGTAGATTGCTTCTTGGTAACTAGATGTCAGGCCAAAGGAAGCGAAAGTTGATTGGTAGATCCATTTCAACCTCCGTATCGCAGGAAGGACAAGTAAAGTCGCCCTTCATCTCAACCCCTGGCTGAATGTCTTTCATTACCTCTTTGAGCTTTTTGGCGTCCCGAAGAGGCATGTTCTCTACATAAGATCCAACTAAGTCCGGATTATCATTTACAGAAACAATAACGAGCCTGTAAGTTTCTAGACCGGCTGAAAAGTCAACGTTATGCTTTTTATATTTCTTTTCCTTGTCGGCTAAGGCTCTTTCATCCTTGCCTGTTAGAAAGCGTATCTCAACTTTAGCTTTTGTCTTTGGTGCTATAAAGGTAAATGTTCCTTTTCCTGTTGCCTCAACACCTTCGGACAAAGTTAGAGGTTTGTTGCGAACACATTCCTCCAAGTCAAAAGTTACTTCGGTCTTTTTCATACAAGAGCGGCAAACTGCCTCAACTGGGTATTCATCACCATAAGCAGTTCTTCGCACTTGGGTCAAGATCGCATTCTTGTCTCCAATCAAAAGGTCGTCTAAGTCAAAGTCTTTTGTTACCATCAAAGAGCGTAAAAGCTTTTCAACAACAACACCTTGCTTTAGGTATGATTGGTTTAGAAGAATGTCTTCCTCCTTAGCGGTCATTTGTCTTACTTCCACTGTTGGGTTCTTTCGAAGAGGGTGATCCTCTGGATAGAACTCACCACTTGATGGAAGCTCAACAATGTCATTTGCGGCCACAAAAGAAAAATCAGCACCCTGCTGGGCCATTGCAGGTGCTGGTTCCGGGGATGCCTGGGGGACTTCGGGAGCCCCCAGGCGGTCTTGGTTGTTTCTCATTATACTCCTATGAGGTTAATAAACTTTTTATGCGCCGAAGCCAGTAATTGGAGCGGCCCCAACATTGCCTTTGTCGAAACTAAAGAAATCATACCTTAATTGAACTTTAATCTCTGACGGATCTTCACTGTCGTATCCTAGCGCTTGAGAGAATTCAACATCCTGAATCCATGCGTTCTGAAGTGAGAAAGAGATATGGGTATTATTATCGTGCCCTTCTCTGCCATCACCAAGATGCTCAATCGATATGTTTCCAAGAGAATCCACCGAGTCGCCTTTTGTTATTAGTGAGCTTTCAGCAACGGTGCCGCCTGTTGGCGTTTGATAGCCTCCACCAACAAACCTCTCCAAAAGCTTAGCAGAGATGTCGTTAGAAATTGAATCAATAATCGTAAAAGAAACAGTGTTATATTCTACAGTGCCTGGAAAATAGAATGTATGATTCAAAAATTTATGAGTACCTTCTTTGACTGTGATTTTTGGTAAATTAACATTTTTTACCACCCATACAGGTATATCACTTACATTCAAAATAAATTTAAAGTTCCTGCGGGGCTCGCTTGCGCTGTTAGACCAGAATGACATTTATTATTCTCCTTTAATTATAACTAGTATTAGTCGTCAAAACTTGCGCCCGATCGGAAGACTTCGAAGTCAAGAGCAATATATTCTATAGTCCTTGTTGGCTTGAGAAGCACTCTGGCGTATAATATATTTCGATCGATTAGTTCTGGGGTTGTGGTTGTTTCATCGAGAATTAAGCGATAATCCTCCAACCCAAAGTCAGCCTTAACGCTGTCTAGAAGCGGCTTGACTCTGCTTGTGAAATTGTTCCAAGTTGCACGAACATTCGGCTCAAAGAGTGTTGAGTTAGCAATTCTTGATATTTCTTTCTTAAGATATATAAGAAGCCGGCGAACATTAACACGATCAAGTGCTGTCCTATCAGCAAGGAGCGTCTTTTGTCCGAAGATTACAACACCTTCTTGTGGGAAGTGAGCTATTGGGTTAATATTAACTTCATAAAGGTCGTCACGCTCTTTTGATGTTAGTCTCTTAGCCACCCCTGTAGCGGTTATACCTGAAGATGAGTCTGAAAGACCGCCTCGGTTAAAGCCGGCTGGTGCGAACCATGGCGCTGTAGTGCCGTCAGTCGAGCCGTAAGCAGCTAAGGCTGCTACAGTAGCCGGTACATAGAGTCGGGCGCCAGTTGCGCCGTCCGCAATCTGGACTGCAGGGTAATAAGCAGATGCATATGAAGTGTTGAAGCCACGAGCCTTCATACTACTAATTGCGTTGGAAACGTTCGGTAGTGTAATTCGATCGCCGCCTAGACTAGGCTGGGTGGTTTGTTCGAATCTGTTCTTTAAATCATTCTCGATATCAATTACAGCTAGTGTATCTCTTCTTTCTTCTGCCATATCGATAAGATAGTCAGTAATACCAGTAGTGTATATACCCGGTACAGCACAAATGTTGTGCTCTACAACTTCGGAGTCTCTAATTGTATCAATTGCTTTTCTTAAAGAGTAGAATTCAGATGAGGTACCATCGTCCTTGTTTGTTAGGAGTCTGTTAGCAAAGGGTTCCGGCTCTGTGATATCAAAGCCGTCAGTTCCACACACCAAAGGCATTGTGAAAGAGTTGATGCTGGCGGCAAGCAAGGTATCAAAATCACCGGTCCCTCTAAGGGATTCTGCTGATTTTCGGGAACCTGAAACATATACCGGAGCTGTTGTTGAACCGCTTATATCATCTAGCGAGAAGATAAAGGAATATTCAGTTTGATCCGTTCCATCTGCGATATGAGCATCGCCAACTTCGCTTGAGAGCCTAACAAGATAGTCTGAATATCCATTATCCCGGCGGCCAATGGTTCCTTCGGCTTTCACGCCGTAGCTTGCCCTTGAGGTTGTAGAGACCCCATCGGATCCAGACTGTCTCAGAATCATCCTTGGGAATGAGATTGATGACGTGAAATCATTTGTTAACACTTCACCACCACTGGAATATGAAGCTGTTACTAGGTTGCCGGCTTGTAGGAACCCAGTGCTGCCGTCGATATTTCTAGCTTTAGATGACGCACCGGCGAGGGCAACTGTTTCACCTACATATCTAAGTGGCCCATAAAATCCGGCCGGTAGAAGCGCAGGGTTTGTTGTTGCATTATCAACTTCATCGATCATTTCCATACGAATAAACTTTGAATTGTTCTCATACGTACCATAAATATTATAAAGTTTTTCGTTTGAATCCCACTCATAATACTGATCGCCAATTCTTCTAGCAATATAATCAGTTGAGTTTGGATTTAGAGTAAGCCCGGTGAACTGCTCTAGAACTGCCGGCTTGTTGTCTGTGTCGGAAGCTTCTCGAACCAACACATCAAAGAACCCATATGGGTCGACAGTCGGGTTGGTCGGCGCCGTGATATTAGCTACAGAGATTTTAAGGTTCCTGTTGTCCCACTCGCCTCTGATATCAGTCGATACAAAGCGGAAAAGTTTCTGCATCGAAGCTGGGTTGTAGTTTGAAATGTCGGTTGATAGGTCTTGAGACAGGACATATCCCGTTTTCGCCGGTGAGGCTTTTGACTGTCGAGCTGAGTGATCTACCGTTCCAGATTGGAGAGATGCTCTAAACATCCAAGCAACATTACCTGTGCCGACACTGGTTGGTGCGCCAGACCTGCTTCCAACTACCTGCTCTGCAATTGAGCTTTCAAAGGTCTCTCCTAAGAAGTAGTTAGCGGCGCCTGTTGGATAGAGTGTGTCGTTGGTAAAGTGTGGGTTCGTGTTTAGAACGTTTCGAATATATAAGTCTGAATTTGGATTTAAATTAAACGTTGCGGTTAAATGGTTTTGGAGGCTTGAAGACACAATCATCGTATAAGTCATTTCTGAAGCCGTAGCTACGTCGGACTGATACATCTGATAGTCTGCATTTGAACTAGTTTGGTTGTTCTGGCCACTGACTAAATATACATCAGCGTCGGCGTCACAATAAACTATAGCGCCTAGAGAAGCAGTAACATTGTCTATTCCGACAGCAGAGCCGGAAGTAGAATTAGCAAAAAAGAGCCCAACTGCTTTATCAAAGTCCCACCCAGCTTCGCCACTATCGGTTACTAAAACATCTGCCGGTGCTTGGTCGCCAAGCAAACGAACAAAGGTTATGGGTCCGTTATTGCGAAGATATGCCTCAGCAGCATAGAGTCCATTTGTTGGTGCGGCGAGGTTTCCGTTTCGCCAGACGTCTCCAGTTCGGCCGCCAGCGCTGGGCTGACCAAAGAGAGCATAAAGTTCGTTGATTGATTCTACCCTTGTTGGTACCAGGCCTGGCCCTTTGGGCGCTCGGCCAATAACTGCCGGTCCAATAGCGGGTGCTACGGCGGGAATTCCCGATCGATCAATTTCTGCTACCTGGACTCCAGGTGATACAAAATTAAATTTTTCTACTGCCATTGCTTAAAAACTCCTTAGTTGAATTATATAATTATAGTTCAATAGTAAATAGTTGAAAAAATCCTAAAAACACTTACAAGTCAAAAATAATCGTTTCCTTTGGGAATTGATATTCTACAATGCTTTCCCTGATTATTATTTTTGGCTTTTCTTCGTTGACATACTGGCCAAATAAATAAGCAATTAAATTTAAAGAGATTTTTGCTTCCAGCTTTCTTTGTTCGTCGCCTAGGTTTGCTGAGTTGTCGGAAATGTTATAGTTTGAGTCTATAAACATTTCATATCGATGAAAGTTGTTTTCCACTACCTTATAGTTTATGTTTCCGGTTCGAACCATGAAAGGCTGAATCATTTCATTCATCTGCTGGGTGTATAACGAGGTAAGGGTTACTTCATAAGTTGGGTTTATGTGTACCACTTGAGGTATACCAATAAAGTCATAAACAGTTTTTGTCTTTTTTCTTCTTTTGTTCTGCGTTGACTGCCCGGTTTGTTGTTTCGCAAGTGCGTTGGAGAAATCTGCTGTTTTATTTTGCATTATTCTTTTTGCGATTTGGATTGATGCTCCGTTTGAGTCGGCAGGAACGTTTCCTTGGAAGATTCCTTTTTTTGAAGGATCTTTTGATAGGCCGGTTCTCGCAACAGTAATAATCGGAAAGTTTAGAATATCATTTGTTCTTGGATCTTTCTTTGTATACCAAGCTCGTTCTGATCCTTGCCAAATAACCGGAACTTTCTTGAACCCTTTGTTTGTTCTTGTGCTAATGTTTAGATCTTCATTGACAAAGTTAAAAACGGCCTCGTCAATGTTTTCCAATGTTGAGGGTTCGAACGGGATGTGCACTAAAATTTCTGATCCGTTATTGTCCATCGAATAATCCTTCTCTTGATCTCAAACACTTGGCTGAGATCTCAAATCGTCTGTCTGCTTGGCCAAATAGAAGCCTGGGTTCCATAAGGGTTGTTATTTCGTATAAGATCTCGTCATACAGTACAAAGTCGCCTTCTCTAACATAAAGATCTTGGTCCTCTGTAAGCCTTCTTTTATGGAAGTTTACAGTTATTGAGGCAGTTTTGTCTAAACCGTAGTTTGATGTTTCTGTTTGGATGCCATCAAAGTTGACTAGTGCGTATACTCTAACCGGAGGAAGGAAAGATTTTTGGATTGCCTCCCCATAAAGTGAATGATAGTTTGTATGCTCTAAGGAAAGTGGGTAATAAGCAACTGTTTGGCCTATTACTCTTTCTATTAGTTCATCATTTACTTGTTTTACTAGATCTCGCTCTTTCTCGTTGAAAAAGAGTGGCGGAGGCGGTTGAGCCGGTCTAGACCATTTGTTGTCTGCCATTATGCGCTACCTTGTGGGCCGGCATAGATCGGCATTGGAATAGCCTTGAAGGTCTCAACCACTGCCGAAATCTTTGTTTGATCATCTTGCGCAAGTTTGGTATAAGTCAACTCGTCCATAATGGTCTTGAGTTCGTCTCTAAGGGCTTGCTTTTCTGTCTTGCTCTCATCCTTTAGCG